TATAATGCTTCTGCAGCAGAATAAGGTCAGAGATGGGGGTTCTGGAGAGCGAGCGACCATCGATTGAGTAAGATTCTTGATCTTTGCTGGCACGCCCACTCATAACTGCGTTAATTGCATCAAGTGCGATTTTGTTTTGAGAGCGAGGATCTGCGCTGTTAGTGTCGCGATTAGCGATCACCTCGAAGCTCCCGTTTGTGATAGTGATGCGCTCGCTGTCGCTGTCTCTAATTATATAGAGCTGCCATTGATAAGTCCCTGCGCTATAAGCTGCAGTTGTGGCGCTCTCTAGCTCAATCAGATAGTTGTCGCCTGACCCTGTGGCTGTGATCTCAATTTCAGTACTGCCGTCACTCTCTAAACGAGCTGCATATTTTAGCGTGTACTCGTCGGTAGGGTAGTCAGCAGAGAGCTCGGTAATCTTCCAAGCGGTGCGGTCACCAGCTATGATGCGGCTGGCGGCGGTAGTTGGGTAGTTGGCTGAGTTAAATTTATTAGACATTCCCTTCAGTATAGAGAAATGTCAGTCTAGTTTTTAGTGCAAAACGCTAGACTAATTATTCTGCAGGTATTATTCGTTTATTATTTGATAGACTCTGGCTCTGCTTACATTGTAGCTGTTGCAGATGTCTCTCATATTTTGCCCGTTAAATTGTTCTCTGATCTCTGCGTTTCTTTTGGCGTATGCGGTTCGGGGTTTTGATTCGATGTAACGGCTCTCTCCTCCGAGTTTGTTGCAGATATCATCCTCTAAATCTTGGAGGAGCATCTCTAGCCGCTCTTGCTCCATTTCGCTGTTGAAGCGGCTGCGGACTGCGCCTATGATTTTTTGAACTACGCCCATTTTTTAGAAGTTTGTAGCGAATCCGCCCTTTCTGCGGCGGGTTGGTTTGCGTCGGGTTGGCGTTGGCAGTTCCGGTTCCGGTAGTTCTGGCTGATCTGGCTGCGGTTCACTTCCTAAGCGCTCTTTTAGCAGGTCCCAATCTTTTTGGCGCATAGCGTGAACCCTTATTTCTGGATGGTGCGCTGCGGCTACTCCGTATATCCAAGTATCTAGGCTCTCATTTCTGCGCCCTTTTCTCAATACCCAGCGGTTTTTCTCTGGATCGTAGACCTCTGCGGTTAGCATTTTGTAATAATCTTGCTCTAAATCTTGGTTGAAGTGGATCATGCGCTCCGCTTCTGGTACATCCTCATCCCCTTTTAGTCGTGCGTAAAGGGTGTGCTTGCCTGTATCAACCCCCACCAACCAGAGCTTGACCCCTTTTTTGATGACCTTGCCGCGATAGTTGACATCTTGAATTGATGGACGACCCGCCAGCAGTGCGCCGCCTGGTGTATTTTTCCCCTTAATTGCCATCAGGCGGCGGGCGCTCATCCCTCTTACAAATTGGTAGACCTCGTGGGTGAAGTGGCCGCCTGAGTCGATTGCGGTGGCTTGGATCGTCATCTCGTGTCCATGTTGGTTGATGATCGGGGTGTTGAGGACGGCAGTTAGTTTCATCCATAATTCAGGTCTGCCGGGATGACCAGGCATTTCAAAGTAGTCTATAACCCACACTTTTTCCTGGCGTCCATGGCCTAAGATTTGAATTGCGAGGCGATTATCTTGGGTGTCCACGCCTGCGGTGAGAATATAGCATCCTGTTGGGATAGTTTTCTGCTGCCACGCTTCTGCTCGCTGCTCTAGTTTTTGATGTTTGAGGGTGTTGGAGGTATCTTCCCAGACTTCGCCTAGCGTTGTGTTGATAAAGCGTTTCAGTTGGGCAGGGTCTGCGTGTACTTTCGCCCACTCCTGCGCTAACTCTACCCACTTAAAGCCGAGACCGATTGGGCTGTAAAGTCCGTTTAGGTGATAGCCTCTTGTTTTGCTTTCGGGGTTTTGAGCTATCCAGCGCCCATTGGCTAACATTGTGGTTTTGTGGCTTTCGCTGATCGCGCTTCCGCACTCTGAGCAGGTGTACCAGGCTTCGGTTAGTGCGTTATTCCAGCCAAGATTACCCCAGACTAGATGTTGCTCGTGGGCGCATTCTGGGCAGGATAGAAAATAGCGGCGCTGGTCGCTGTCTTGATACTCTGCGTCAATGCGGGAGGCGTGTTTGATTGTAGGGGTTGAGACGAGCAGGGTTTTGCGGCGGGGGAAGGTTTTTTGACGCTCATCAATCAGACCTAGTGGATCACCCTCGCCACCAACATCCCACGGGAAGCGGTCCACCTCGTCACAAAGCACGAAGCGGATCGGCATTGAGGCGAGAGAGGCGGGAGAGTTTGCGCCACCCATTACCAACATTCCACCGGGAAAATCTTTGATTTCGTCCGAGTTGGCCTTGTCTCGTTTGCGCTTTACATCAAATATCTGCCGAAGCACGGGGGTTTCATCTAGCATGGGGTGGAGTCGCTGCTTCACCCAGCGTTGACGCACCTGAATGGTTGGCACTACAACAAGCACAGGTGCTGGGGCGTGGTCCATGATGTAGCCGACCCAATTTAAGCCAACTTCCGTTTTTCCGAGTTGGGCGGCGAACATTAATACCACGCGCTGCGTTGAGCTGCGCTCTGATAGTGAGTCCATTATTTCAGCAAGATATGGGGTGCGGGATGTTTTCCAATTGCCCGCTTCAGATGAACCTTTTGAGGAGAGAACGCGGTGAGCGTCTGCCCATTGGGAGACCGTAAGGCGCTTTCTGGGTTTGAGCGCTTTGGCGAGAGAGTTTAAAAAGAGGGGGGCGGCTGGCTGCATTATTGAACCTTGACCGCTTTTTTGTTGGTGAAGTTTTCCCAGCGCTCGATTATTACATCGCAGTATTTTGGGTCCAGTTCCATTCCATAACATTTGCGGTTGGTTTTCTCGCAAGCAATAAGGGTGGAGCCGGAGCCGCCGAAGAGATCAAGAACCGTGCTGTTCTTGTGATAGGTGTCCAAAATGTCCACGATCAAATCAACAGGCTTTTCACAGCTGTGAACAGTCTTGTGAACCTTCTTTGCCTCCCAAACATCTGCTGGAGCATTCGCTGGGTAAACAGGCTTTCCGTTGAGGCAAAGATAAAATGGCTCATGCTTCGGCCTTGAGTAATACCCGATGCCAAAATTGTTTTTCACCCAAATGTGCATTGCTTGTATCTTGAAAAACTTTTGCAGAGAACGCTCAAACGCCCCGATCTTTGGCCAACCCGTCCAGACAAATGCGTATGTGTCAGGCTTCATGGAAGCAAAGGCCGCACCGAATACAGCATCCAAGAAATTGTCAAACTCGGCACCATCAAGCGCATCGTTCAAAATCTTGCCGTGCGTCCCGCGCTGGGGCGCAAAATCAATCCCATAGGGCGGATCAGTAAACACCATATCTGCCTTCTGCCCATCCATCAACCTATCAACCGCTTCAATGCTGGTACTGTCACCACACATTAGCCGATGGTTTCCGAGCTGGTAGATCTCTCCAAGTTTGGTTGTTGGGTTGACTGGCGGCTCTGGGATGGGTAGCTCGACAACCTCCTCTTCTGTGTCAGTAAGGAGGTCGTCAAGTTCTGCGTCGCTGAATCCTAAAAGTTGAAGGTCGTACTCCTCTATTTTGAGCGCTTCGAGCTCTTCGTGAAGAAGCGCTTCATCCCAGCCAGCGTTAAGTGCGATCTGGTTGTCTGCGATAATATAGGCACGCTTCTGGTTTTCACTGAGGTTGCTGAGGCGAATACAGGGAACCTCTGTCATTTTAAGGCGGGCGGCTGCCATAGTGCGTCCGTGTCCAGCGATAATCATTCCGCTGTCGTCGATAAGTACAGGGTTTGTCCAGCCGTACTCTACAATTGAGGCTACTACCTGCGTGATCTGCTCTTCTGAGTGGGTGCGGCTATTGCGGGTGTAGGGGGTGAGCTCTTTAAGCGGTATCTGTTCAATCTGCATGGTGGGGAGGCTCCTGTTGAGTTATGCTGTGACTTCTTCTATTTTTGAGTTTATAGCCCTACTAGCGGCGCTTAGGGCGTGTTCTATGTGATCTGCTAGTAATGCGTGGATGCGCTCCTCGTTATGCTCTACAGAGAGTTCTGGGGCGATCTGATCGGGTATGCGTTCGAGCTGGGTGCGTAAAATTGCGCCTGCGTTGGCGGCGATGGCTCGTACTTCTACTGTTTCCATTACGCTGCCCTCGGCTTTTTTGTAGTCTAGCTCTGCAGATTGGGCGTCTGCTTTCATTTTTCGGGCGCGGTAGAGGTTGAAGGCGATAGCTGCGTTGGCGGTTTTTTCGTCCTGACTGACAATTTTGGCGGCTTCTGAATTTTGGGTGGCACGGTGCGCATCCCATCTCTCTACTACATCATCCCTGTTGTGATCTCTATTCTGCTCTATGAGGGCGATTGAGGGCTCTACATCTACTTTGTCGTCAACCATTACCAACTGCCCTGCTTGTTTAAGCTTGGTGATGTAGGATTTAGCTTTGCCGATATGGTTTGCGAACTCTGTTTGATTTAAAAGCATAGTTATTCCGTTGGTTGATTATTTTGCTGAGGGTATGTTGAGGGTATGCTGAGGGGTAGTGCTGAGGGGTAGCAGTAGTTAATCATCTGTTTTATTTATCTTTTATTTTTTGCTGAGGGGTGCGAGGGTACATATATATGTTTTTTTTATAAAATAATCCATATTATATATATACACGCGTGCGCGTTATGCCCCGTCAGCACCCCTCAACACTATCAACAGTCCTGCTCTGGGCGTGAGTTGCGCTGTTTCGTACCCCTCAGCATACCCTCAGCAGCCCTCAGCAAAATGGGCGTTTTTCTATTCATGGTTAGTCTCCTGACTGAATTTAAAGTCTAAAGTGCAGCGTGTCATATACTGCACCTTTGTCTCGTCGGCTCTTTTCTGGTACTTCTCTTCTAATTTTTCGTGAGGAATTAGGATCACTCTGGGTCTTTTGGCTTTTTTTCCGTTGCGCTCGTCAAGAAAACTCTCATAAGCGTGCTGATCTGCCTTTTTGTAGCCATCTTCTTTGCTGACTGCACCTATGAACAGATTGGACTCTCTGGGGAAGCGCACGCCGTTGGTTCGACACCAGCGCAGATATACTTGATAGAGATCCATAGTTTTGCAGTGACAGATAGGCACGCCGTCCACTTCTCCACTAGTCCATGAGAGCAGGAAGCGTTGCGGGGAGTCCATTCCAAGCAGAATTAGGTCATCTTTTGCCTGTGTGTGCGGCGGCTTAGAATGGGTGGTGAAGTCACCGAGATCAAGATTAAGTAGATAGTCGTGAAGCGCTGCGATAGCGTTCTCATTTTTAAGTGAATATGCGACCTCACTATAGAAACTTAGATCCATTTTTGGAGGGGTGCGCAGTACAACATAACGCCGATCGTCTTTATCAATTGCCAGCGGCATGTGCTCATTTGATAAAAACACAAAGTTAACATGGTTGCGCTCTTCATAAGCTGCTACATTTTTAGTGTTGATGATGATGTTGTCGCCTGTCACCAAACCTTTGAGCCTGTTTTTGGAATGGTAGACTTCGGAGCGTGCCAGCACTTCATCTGCAATCATAAAGAGTTTGCGTGATGCCCAGTCCGTAAACTGTGAATCAATTGTTGGCTGGTCGATGATGCGGGCGTACTCTCCATATATTTTTGCGTAGGCTTCAAAAAATAGGTTTTTGCCTGTACCTTGTCCACCGTGAAATACGAGTGCGGTTTTCATCTTTTTGCCGGGGTTCTGAATTGGGTATGCGAGCCACTTGAGAATCCAATTGTATACTTTCATCTCTGGATCTTTTTCATAGTTGCAGAGGTACTGCAGAAGATCTAGGAGTAGTTCGGGATTGCCCTTGTCTGGTTTTGTGGGCCAGCCGCCCCAGCCGTTGCAGGTGATGTTGGGTTGATCGCCAACGGGGTCGAACCCGACATTCTCAATCTGTACTTGTTTGATTCCCTCTATTTCTGCTCGCTCTTTCATTAGTCGCCAGCCACGCTCTACCATCATATCCTGCGCATCTGATTTTGAGATAAGTCTGCGCAGGTCGTGGTCAAAAATTGTTCCGTTGCCCGGTATAACTAAACTAAACCTTTCAAGCGCCTGATCTACAGTAACTAAACTGACTCGACCATTTCCCCCGCCCCCCGAGGTGGAGAGCCCCGCACTAGGAGCACCTAGCGCAGCTCGATCACGCCAGCCTAATTCGTCAATCTTAACTTCCAGCTGGTTGCGGACCGCTTCAATACCTGCTATTTTTGCTAGATCATTGAAGTCAGTGTCGCCTTTTATGCCTTGTTCTCTGTCTGCTCTATGCTGTTCACCAAAATCAGGGAGTATATAGGCTCCTGAGACTGACATTGCGGCTCTGGATGCGTTAGTTTGCCCTATATTGTTGATATCATCGTCTGCGCAGATTAAAAAGCGGGTGTTTTTGTAGCGTTTCTTGATATTTTCGGTCGCTGGGGTGATGTTACCTGCATCCCAAACCACCGCAACAGGGAGATTTGTTGCGTCGTGAAGGGTTGCGGCTGTTGCGTAGCCCTCTGCGATAAGACATATCCAGGTCGGAATCCCTCCAAACTGAAAATAAGATCCCTTTTTTGCGAGTCCGTGTGGCCAGAAGTCTTTGTTTCTGCCCTTTTTCTTGACCGTTTCCTTGTTGCCGTGAATGATCTGCAGGCCTACGATCTCTTTTTTCTCGCCCGTCATTGGTAAAACGAGTGAGTCAGCTGGTGAGAAGCGTGCGCCAGGATACCATTTCACCCCTTTTTCTGCTAAATATGGGGATTCGCCGCTGTCGCTGCAGCGGTTGAACATTTTTTGCGCAGCATGAGCGGCTTTAGTTGCCTTGCGGTCACGCTCTGCCTCTGCCTGTTTTTTGTTCTCCACCATCTTTTTAGTGATGGAGGCCCGCTCCTCTTTTGTGATTGAGTGGCCCTTTATGTCTACTTTTTGAGTACCTGCACCATCTTTCCAATTTCCGTAAGTGCCGACATAGAGTTGATCGCCCTTTTCGGTGATGATTTGATGTATTTTGTACCATCCTGACTTTGTGCCAGCGCGGTCGCCAGGTGCTTTAACTCTGATTATCCTATCTAATACAAGCTCTTCAACTTCGAGCCCGTAGGTTGCCAACTGCTCTAGGCAGTTTTCGTAGTTTGATTCACTCATCGAGCGGTCGCCAGCGCTTGCATTAATGTCTTTTCAAAATTCTTTTTAAACTTGGAGGCGACTACGCCCTGTGCGATCTTGTAAAAAGGGAAGCGTTTTTCATAATTGACAGAGCTTTCAAAAGCGACCATCAATTTAACTCCCTTGTTGCGCTTGCCTCCGGTGCGCAGCCAGACTCCAGATATTCCATTAATTGTGGCGATGAACTGCTTCTTCCCTTTGACCAGACCTTTGCGGCGGCCCGCAATATTTCCAAATTTGTTTAGTTTTTTATTGCGGGTCGGGACTCCGATCTTTCCTCCAACGCCAGCACGAGTGCCGCCCTTGACTTGATACTTTAAATATTGCGCCTGAATATCTCTGATAAAAACTCGTGCTTCGAGGGTGCTTTTTTTGGCTGGGGTGATTGCTATTGAATTTTGAGTAAATTTTGTTGGTCGATCTAACTTTTTAACCAGCTGCACTGTCTCTGCTTTTTGAACATCTTTTGCCGTCAGTGTTAATGCTTTCGCAGTTGCAAACGGAACCTGTTTGCGCTGGATTCTGCTGAGTTGGCGCTCAACATCTCTAATATTTGATCTCACATCTATACTTACCATATCATCCTCTCTTTAATATGCTGCTTCTATATGTCGCTAAATGTCAATATATACTGCTATCTTCTTTTATCTTCGCTCATCTTCGGTTATCGTGTTCACTATATACAGGGTCGCTACGCTAAAAAAAGACCGCGCCTCGAATTACCCGCAAGGCGTAAGGTCGCCAGGAGTACCTTTTTAATGGAGATCGCTGCATATAGCCGCACATTCGCATCATTTACTAGCAACTTAATACTTTTTTATCTTCTGACACGCTCGCTCTGTCTCCCGCGGGCGGTGGGTTTTTTGGGAAGCTCTCTGGCGAGAGCTTGTAACTTGTAGACTGTTCGGACATGTCTCTCAACAGATTCTCGCAAGAGAGCCGGCACTTGTTGCAGTCTTTCTCTACGCTCTGCTCTGTCCTCTCCTCTCTCGACGAACGCATTCCACTGACCCAATCCTCTGCCGCTCGCCTGCTGTTGAGTGTATGCTCTGGAAGGAACGCCGCTATCCTGCGTAGTGCTGCTGTTGCCAGCTCGTGCTCCCCCTGCTCCATCCTCTCTATCGCCACCTCTATGCGGGCGGCTATTGCTGATGCTGTTATGTCGCTCCATCCGTTCACGCTAATGCTACCGCTAATATAAAGAGAATAGTTACAATCCCTCCTGCCGTTATAGAGAGAAGCCACGCCGCTGTTATCATTACATCTTTAGCGATAATCGGATCACTGTCTGCGCACGGCTCGTCGAGCGGTGCGCCTAGATGCTGGACTGTGCGATGATGGCGAACTGTTGCGCAGCAATCACACTCTCCGTTGCAGTCGATGCTGCTTGCTGCTGCGCCGCAGCTCTCACACTCTATCATTGTCTATCCTTGTCTGTTGCGGTGGTTGATTGTGGTTGATTGTGATGTTCAGTATTACTCCCCATCGTGTCGATAAGGTCAGCATAGGCTGCAGCTTTATTTAACTTTTTCTTGAGGTCTACATCTATGAGATTACGAATGTATTCAGATTTATTATTACCAAACCCTGATATCCGGGCAAGCGTTGGAAGTGCTCTCTCGATCTGCCAGGTATGGCGAACTGTTGTTGACACCATATCTCTATCCTGCAACTTATACCGCCTCTCTATTACAGAGATATTGTTTAGCGAGATGAGAGGGCAGTCCGTCCCATTCATAAGGAAAGCTCTCTGGATTAAGTTCGTGGGGGGTTACTACCCACTCCGTTGCTGCGGAAACTTTCACACACCATTTAGCGGGGATTCTCCCAGCGTGCTGCCATCTGTGAGTTGTTTGCTGTGGAACACCTATAGCTCTAGCGAGGGCGGTCTGCCCTTTTGCTCTAAAAAATGCTTCTTCTGTTTTGGTTATACCTTGCATAATAGATACAATACTACACACTTTTACGGGTATAGTCAACCCTTATTTGTGTTTTATTTAATATGATGGGTAAGGTATCATAAACAAATGAAAAAAGAATTCATTAAGCGTATGAAAGATTTGATGGAGAGTAAAAATTTAACACAAACAGGTCTGGCCGACATTGTAGGAGTTCGCCAGCAGAGTATACAAAAAATACTTTCAAACGAGATAGGCAAGCCGAGACATTTACCAGAGATTGCCCGAGCGCTGGATGTCTCTATTGAGTTCTTATTGTATGGTGACGAAATAATCACTAGGTCTATAGAGCATAAAACGCAACCAGATATTCAGGCAATAGTGAATATGCTGGAAGATATGCCAGAGAGTAGGGTCAAGGCTGTGCGAGAGAGTATTCAAAATGAGAAACAGGAGCTAGATCAGCTCTACAGCGAGAT